CGGCTCTGAGATTCCCTCAGGATTTTGGAGACTACGCTCTCGGGAAAGGAAACTTCAACTTCTTGCAATTTAGCAAGAAGTTTGCGTACACCTCGAGCCCCATGAGACTTCGAAAGAGGTCTGCATTGGGGCGGTGTACCGCGGAAGAACCTTTTCCCTTTTGTGAACTCTGGTCTTTCCGTGCGCTCCCTTCGTTCGACCGTGCCACCCTGGAAGAAATAATCGGCAATAGCCGATTGATTCTTCCAGGCAAGGACACGGACAAGGGGCACAGTTTGGTCTCCCCTCCCAATGAAACGCTCGATCGCTTTGGACTTTCTCCGAAGCGCGAGATCGAGGATCTTGGGCCGGGTGGCCACCTGTGCAAGAGCACGCGGAAAGAGGCCCTCCTCTCTGAATGGTGCCTTCCGGTTAAGGAGCTGTGCGAGATCAAGGTTCCCACCTGTGGAACAGGCGTAAGCCAATCTCGCTCGAACAGCTCGAGAAACCTGAAGGCCGCGACCGAGATATCCGAGACCACCAATGCCCACTGGAAGGTGGAGCATTGGATGGGTTCGGAGAAATCGGAAGCGAGTGGTAACGACTCTCTCACTGCGTCGCATATACCTGACACCAAGACCGTCCTCACAAGGGACAGGTGCTTGGATGTCAGGCTGCAACATTGCAGGGAGTCGGACCACCACCATTCGCTTGTGGTCCTTAACCGGGTATCCGACCACTTCGCAGAGGGTAAAGCCTCTGCGAGAAGAAAAGCTCTTCCGGTAGTTGAGGGATGCACCCAACGACTCTGCAGCAATGGCATACTCCTCCTTGGCCCTAGACGGGTCGGGAGTATAGCCAACTGCATCATCACCGTGGGTGACATACCTCTCAAAACTACTGGAAAGCCAGTCAGATACCCAAGAAAGGACCACAAAGCTGAGAGGAGTGCCCATCGGACACCCTCTCTTCGGGACCCAGTTGAAAGACTCCGCTCCGATCTTACCCTCCCACTCTGCACGGGTAGTAATACCCATATAGTGCAAGGCAGAGGTAAGATCGGTTGGACGGAGGCAACCGGCGTCTCGAAGGGCGGTGAGGACGACGTCGACAACCCAGTGACCAAGGCCGTCTGTAGCTCTAGAAAGATCCAGAGAAACAAACGACCAGCCTGGGCGTCGGCGGAGAATCCCCCTGCGGCCGAGCGAACTCGTCTCGGGCTCGACATGGGACGGACTAAGGAGGTATGCGCTGCGTCGTGCCCAGTCTCCTTCGATAAAGGCGAGAGCGTTGGTAACCCCAACGACTCTCGCACGAAGACCGGATTGACGCACGATAGCAGCGCGTACTTTAACCTTAGTGTCCCTTGTCGACCGAGCATGAAGAACGCCAAGGCAGCGAAGGGATTCATCGTACCCAATGGCCTCGGGCGACGGGTGCCGGACCTTTCGGAGACAAAATCTACCGAGAGAGTCCTGACACCACCGTCCGTACCTGGAAAGTATATGAGAGTCTTCAAACATCTTTCCCGAGAGGAAGGCGAATTTCGCCCGATTCCCGGGATCGACGTAATCGGCCGATCTCTCAATACGATCCAGGGCGGTTCGTCCGAGGCTACGAAGGTACTCGTCTACACCGCCTCTACCTCCGCTCATTTCATAACAAGAGGAGGTAGAAGAGGGAAGGACTGCTGGTGCTCGGAGCCTACGCTTCCCAACATGGGAAAGAACGTGGCTCCGAAGAGCACCAGCAGCCCAGTCCGATGTGGGACAGGTACGGACGGATACTTCTATCGCATTCTTCAGGCTCTCGACCGAAACACTATTAGGAGGTTTCGGGAGCCCTCGAGAAATACGAGAGAAGGCAAACCCGTCCAGGCCGTTAGCCCAAGCCCGCCTACAAAGGAAGTCACAGAGACCGGTCGGAAAACCGGTAACTGGACTCCACGGGCAATGGAGGGCGGCCTGCCGCACGCTGGTCGAAAGCTCCTTCAAAATAGATGCGGTTCTCGCCCATCCTTGATGGCGACAAGAACGCAGCACCCATCTATGAAGGTACCAGCCTGCGGCGTACCTATCCCAGCCAGAGTTCACAAGAGCAGACCAGCAAGCGAACCACACTTGCTGATCTGGAGAGCGATCGCCCCCGCGGTGTCTGGTCTTGCTACGGGTCTTACGACCTTTAGCCAGATCCGGCTCCGCCATGGGGATCTTAAGGAGTGATGTAACTCGCTCCTTGGTGTTCCGTCCATAGCGGG